TATGTGAAGCAAACAGTGAACTTTGGAATAGTGGAATTGAAAAGGATAAGGATATTGCACGAAATCGCAAGAGGCGATTGCACTACACTTCAAACATCATGATTATAAGTGACCCTGCCAACCCTCAAAACGAAGGTAAGGTTTTCCTTTACAAATATGGTAAGAAGATTTTTGATAAAATCAACGAAGCAATGAATCCAGAATTTGCAGATGAAGAAGCAATCAACCCATTCGATTTCTGGAAGGGTGCAAACTTCAAACTGAAGGTTCGTAAGGTTGCAGGGTTTATCAATTACGATAAGAGTGAATTTGAATCAATCAGTGCATTGTTTGATGGTGATGATTCTAAATTGGAAGAACTTTGGAAGACTCAATATGCACTTACAGAGTTTACCGATGCTAAAAACTTCAAATCATATGATGAATTGAAAACGAAACGAGATGCTGTTCTTGGTGCTGATATTCGTCAAACCATACAAGATAATACTTCTACTGCTGAAACAGTTAATGAATCTGGTGGTGCAGAGGCCGCAGAAAAAGCATTCGGCGATAGTAGTACGGAAGAAGATACAGACGCACTCTCATATTTTGAAAAGTTAGCGAACGAGTAAACTGATTTTTATCTTCTATTGAAAAAGGAGTCCTTGGGACTCCTTTTCTTTTTAACCCATTCTTGTCCACCACTTAGGGAATCTTAAATATGTCTGAAGTTCATTTATTGTTTTTTGATTCATTGCCCGCGGCGGTGGAGGTGCTTTTGTGTAGCTTGGCACCATTCCTCTTGGTTTGGATGCGTTTTCTTGAACTGTAGAAAAATTTCTATCTCGTGGCATGCGCGACGCGTTAGCTGATCGTTCTGATGCACTTTGATTTGTGGGTTTTTGTTTATCCATATTTAATGATTTTTCTATTATATTTTCTCTCAATGTGGATTCTAATTCTTTGTGGTCTTCATTAATGTCTGAAACTAATTCTGGAATTTCTGTTCTGTCCTCGTACGAGATATGGTCTGAAACTAATTCTGGTTCTGGAATTTCTGTTCTGTCCTCGTTAATGTCTGAAACTGATTCTGGTTCTGGAATTTCTGTTCTGTCCTCGTTAATGTCTGAAACTGATTCTGGTTCTGGAATTTCTGTTCTGTCCTCGTAAACGGCCACGGGATTCTCAATAGAAAAATCATCAAGGGCTATGTCTTCGTCATCAAACGGGTCATTATAATCCCCAGTTTTCATTGTCCAAGAACAATAGTCTGTAAGAATATCTTTAATTTCAATTAGCGAATCTTCTAATCGGTATGAAGAATCTCTAATTGCCGTTATATTACCAACGGTATCCATCCACATCATTGGTCCTCTTTCACCACCTTGATTGTTTGCTTCGGCCGCGGCTTTTGCTTCTACATCTGATGCTGTATCAAATCCAAAAACATCCCCCACGCCTTCCCAAATTCCACCTCCAACATCTTTAACACCTTCCCAAATTCCACCTGCAATTTCTTTGGCGCCCTCAAATACTGAACTAAATGCAGTACCGATTGTATCGGCGACTGTTGTAAATGTTTCACTTACTGTTTCTGTTACACCTGTCCATAATCCACTTACGGTATCTGTTATGCCTTCCCAAATTCCACTCGCAGTATCTTTAACACCTTCCCAAATTCCACCTGCAACATCTTTAACACCTTCCCAAATTCCACTCGCAGTATCTTTAACACCTTCCCAAATTCCACCTGCAACATCTTTAACACCTTCCCAAATTCCACTTGCGGTATCTGTGATTGCACCCCATGCCATACTAAACGGTTTAAGAATTCCATCGAACATTTGGTCTATCCATCCTCTATCGGCTCCACCTTCTGGTTTAAAGTCTTCCCAATTAAACAGTTCTTCGATTGCTTTGGTGTTGTCTGAAATTTCTTGCAATAAACTCACAGCATCTGACAAATCTTCACCTATAGATGGAAGTCCACCACCAAAAGAAGATTGGCCTGACAGAACCTCAGAAGCTTCTAAGTTTGCATCTGACATGGTTTCGATAAGAGTTGTTGGGGGTTTTCCCATTTCTCCCGTAAAGGGGTCGGGTCCACTTTCTTCTTTGCTTTCAAAGAGGCCGGAAACCTTTCCTGTTTCATTAAAATTTTGCCCGCTTTGCTTTTCACTATCTTCTCCAGGCAAACTATAATCCCATAGAGTATCTAAAAACCCTTTATCTTCTTTTCCTTTATCTTCTTTTCTAGTTTTCTTATCACCTGTTTCATCAACTATTTTATCGAAATCGGAATCTTCTTTTTTATCCATACTTTCTACGGTAAGATTTCCTATAGAAGCCTCTTCAATTTTTAAAGAATTTATAGTAATATTGTCAAATTCTAGTTTTTGTTTGTTGTTGGTATTTTTATCTTCAAACCCTAGAAGGTTGCCTATCTCCTTTCCATGAAGGCCGCCTCCCCCCATAAGACCGCCAAGCACTGAACCTGCTCCCATAGCAAGACCCATACCTGGCATCATGCCCATACTCTTCGTTGCAATATTAGTTAATGGATTTGGTTCTGGCATATTATCTTAATTTCTTTGCTTCTGTTTCTTGATTCATTCTTTTTAACCTTGAATTTTCATCTCTTATCCAGTTTGTTAGTTGTGTAACATAAATCTCTTTTTCCCACGGAATCATGGATTCTATTTCTGTTAGACTGTAATTGTGGTGTTGCATTAGTTGAAAATTGAGAGTATAATATCCGTACAGGCTCAAATGGCTGAGCCCGATTTGAAAAAATCGAGTAATCCCCTCAGTACTATTTCTTTTTCTTTTCCGTTTTTTGTTTTGATTGTATCTTTATATTCTAATTTTGGAGATGTTGCGAAAAAATGTACCATCTTTTCGTATTGATCTTTTGTAAAATTGCTAACAAATTCTGTTAATTCTGGAATAGAAAGCATATTTTTATTTAATGTCTCTTCTTTTGTTGTAATTTCATCAATACAATGAACAATAAGATTGAACAGTGGAATTGCTTCTGCTCCTTTAGTGTTTTTTATTCTTTCTAATATTTTAATAGTAGGATAGTTCATCGTGATAATAATATCGTCTGTTATTGCTATCTCGTTCGTGTGTTTTTCGTCAAACTCAACCTTTATATCATCGATATTAATATTAAGTTTAATTTTTTCATCACTATTTGGAAAACCATAAGTAGGAGTCAACATTTCACCTATAGATTTTGCACGAAGTTGTAAATAAATATATTCAATATCAAACATTGGTAGTTGTTCAATGTTTTGTATATCTACACATGATTTAATTAAATCCCTAACGGCATGCATTACCGTTAGTTCATCAGAAGATTCTTTTGCCATTAAAAGAATCTTTTCTTCCTTTACGAGAAATGGTCTAAACGACTTCTTTTCTCCATTTGAGGGTAGGGTCAATTCATATTTTGGGGTTGCTTCTTGAAGCATTTCTACTATACTCATAATTTTTATTCCTTTTTTGTTAAAATTATTCTACTTTATATCTATAATATTTAATCATAACTTGAGTTTTTGTAATTTCATTATTCGTTGCATATCCCACATTTACAGGAACTATGGCCACGTCGTTTTTATACGCGGCATAGTCGTGCGTTCTACTTTATATCTATAATATTTAATCATAACTTGAGTTTTTGTAATTTCATTATTCATTGCATATCCCATATTTACAGGAACTATGGAAATTGGATATGCGCCATAGACATAGTATGTCATTGTTGGCGTGCCACTTTGACTTAATTGCTGAATAATTAGGTTATTCACTGTTGTTTTTACATTCCCCGGAGACGTGTAACCTTTGTAAGTGGTCTTGCCCGCTTGGTATTCGGAGAATATCCGCGGAAATCCCGATGGTGCTTCTGGAATAGTCAATACAATATTGTCGTTAAATGTCTCTCTGTATGGATACTGTATTAATGGACCAAAAAGGTTATATGCAAAAGTGGTTACTGTTTTTGATGGTAAGGTTACTGATTCTGCAAATATTTGGACGCCTTCCCAATATACAGCGTACCGATTGGCCCTAGAAAATCCATCTTTATACTGCCCTCTAAATTGTGATATTGATGCCATATTATTATTTATATAAGAATATCGTCTTCTGTCAAAATTATAAAGCTCCAAGCCCTAGTTTTACAAAATTTATTAGCGGCATTCCATTTTGCTTCATTTATTGTATAGATAACGCATTCGTTTATGTAGTTTTTTGTCTTTCTTTTTGGTTTTTTCGGTGGTTGTGTTTGTTTTTTTGGTTTTACTTCAATAATCACTGTTTTGGTGTTTCCATTCTTGTTTTTTATCTTTGCAATGAAATCAGGAAAATATTTGTGATTTTTCTTATCTATTGGTGAATAATACGGTATTGGTAGTTCTTCACTTCCCCATTTCAAAACATTCATATTTTCATCAAGATACTTACATACTCTTCTTTCCCACAAAGAGCGACAAATGATATTTGATGGGTTTCCAATATATTTCTCTTCATTGTTTATTTTATATTTTGTTTTATATGCCATATATATTTTAGAATCTTCTAGATGGTATGTATAAATATATTGTCGCGAAGTAATAATATCGAAAGGAAAATGTACAATGACGACAGCAACTTGGCCAAAAGGCGATCATGCAGATACCGTAGGTGAGATAGGAGGATTTTTAAACTTCTATGCTCAACCTTTTGAACTTTATGTGGACAACAGGTCTGAAAAGACTAGTGGTAAAGGTGGTAATTCAATGGTACATAATATAACTTTACCATATGTGAATAGTGTTTCTACCGAAACATCAACGTGGGAAACCAACAATAATAATGACTATCTTAATCGTACAGATTCGGATACGGGTTTTTGGGACTGGCTTGTGGACAAAGGCGGTGATATTTACGACTGGTTTGATTTTTGGTATTCAGTACAAACTGTGAATATGGAAGTGAGTAACGCTGGATATAAAGGACCTGTATTAAGACAAAGGCATTATTCATATACTTTATTAAATCGTAGTGGTACGGAAGAAGAAGGTAAAACTATAGCAGAGATTTGCAGGTCATTTCAAGCATCTGTATATGGAAGAATGGGAGACGGGGCCCGAATAGCAGATAATACAATGCTGCCGCCACCAATGTGGTGGATATCTTATCTTCCGAATTCAACTGCTGGGGATTCAAAGGACTTCGATAGATATATAAAACCAACAGGTTCACGAATCAAGACGGGAATTGGAATAAGCCTTATTCCATTCCCCACTATTACCCTGGTCCCCCGAATATCGTATACCGGCGAAAGTGACACCCATCCATCCATCACGAAAGCAGGGCATAACGCGTGGCGTTGGAACATGGATCCATTTACTTCTGTTCTTGTAAATGTATCAATATCCCCCACATCTGCAACAGATGCTATTCAAGTTCCAACGATGAGTGGCTGGCCACTTATAACCACATTAAAACTTAGTTTCTTAGAAGTAGACCAAGTACTTGGTAACAAAAACCATGATGCTATTATACCGTACAGTTGGGCCCAAGACGAAGATAGTAAGTTCTTTAGAGGTGCGGGAAAAGACAAAAAAGGTAATGTTGGAGCCGCATCAGACCCATAAGTGAGATAAAAAATAATGTTTGAAAATTATCCAAAAATAGAATATGACTTTATAAACGAAAACGGCACCTTTACTAGAGAGATGCAGGATATCTTTCGTAGAGTTTCACTCACAGAAGAAACCATGAAAAATGGAGAGAATTATAAAATATACACCATCAATGATGGAGATACTCCAGAGAGAATTGCATTTGAAGCATATGGTGATGAAAATCTTTGGTGGGTCGTTTTATTAGTAAACAACATTTTAGATGTCCAAAACGAATGGCCAAAAAGTGTCACCGATATTACCAGACAGTTTGATGATTTTCTAGATGGGAATAGTTACTACACAACGGAAACATTTGATATTCAAAAGGACGACATTGTAGTAAAGAGAGATGTAACTTCTGATGGTTCAATAGACACAAACATATATGGTGTGATTGATAGTTATGATTCCTTTTTGCATAAGTTTGATGTAAAGAACCAAAAAGCAAGTGATACAAAACTTGATGAGAATGATGAATTCTATATTTATAGAAGATTTCAAT